ATTTTTCTTGCGTAGTTAGTGTTGGTCACTTCGGCTGTATTTCCATCAGCTTCAATTGCAGCAAGCGTATCTAAATCCTTAATGACCGAATCAGCAGAAGAGGTATTAAAAGCAGCTATCACAAAAACAGAATTCGCAGGGTCATTGGTATCAATATTAATGTACCATTGAGTACCGCGCCCTAGTGCTATGTTAGGAATTATATCTCCCATCGTCTTAACCCTCCACTTGAGTAGCGTAAAAATCTTTGTACAGATAGCCTGAAGGATTAGCTTTAGGATCTGGTGATTTCTTTCCGCTGTGTTCTGCTTTGATGTGTTTTCTTACACCTAAACCGGTTCTATCGCTTTCAATTTTTTGGTTGCAATGTAAACATTCATAACCTGGGACATCAAGTATTTTAAACTTAACGTCACTAATGGTAATGTGAGTTTTATCAATGCTAAGCCAACCCTCATCAACGCCCCGCTTTACTAGCTTAGGAGTTATTTTCTGCAAGCCATTTGCAGGCAGTCGTTTAATTTGGATGCCACTAACAACAGGGACTAGCCGAGCTTCAGAGTCTTTGACATAGACCAAAACGTCACTAGTATCTTTTTTGTATAACTTTTTAAGTTCCATTATTCGATCCTCTATTTTTTACTTTCGTTGTGTCTGACTAGACCATATGAGCCAAAGAAAAAGATAATTATTGCTGTTGTACCGCCAAACATTACACCTGATGAAGCTACCTTAAAATAGAATTCTGCCAGGGGCATATTCCATGGTGCGGCTATACAAGCCATTAAAACTATACCTAATTCACATTTAATCCAAAGTATAGCAACCATTCGTCTTGCCTTAGAGCGTTCTGTATTCTCACTCATGGTAGCTGCAACAAATTTTTGAACGGCAGTAACACAACTGGCATTAAACTTTATGACTTCTTCAGCAGTTAGCTTCATATTACCAATCCAACCGCCAACCTGAGCTAATAAACCTGTATCTTTATCCAGGATGTTATCAGCTGCTTTTTCGCCCCAACTAAATGGATTATACCAAGCCATTAGATGCCCTCTTTAAATATTCCAGTGGATTAAAATAAATTTTCTTACCTTTCACCAGTTCAAATATTTCAAGGTGAATGTGGTTTGTAATTGGGTTTTCATGTTTGCTGTTTTTGGGGTATCTGTTTTGCAGTGTTTGAGATAGTCCTAACACTGATTTTTTATTAACTTTTGAACCTACAGCAATGGTCGGGCTAATGTAAAACACTCTAGCAAAATGACCGTTAGTCATTTCTACTTCAATGTATCTAAATGATAAATCATCACCATAAGCATATCCTAGCTTCGTTACAATGCCGTATACAGGCGAACAAACCGCTGAACCAGGATAACAGCAATAATCAACTCCATTATGTTTCCTGTTGCCTCTAGGAGCAAGGTACTGGCCTGATCCATAATCATCTTGTCCTCTAATGGGCGGTTTAATTATCATAATTATTCGTCCGGTAGTTTGCCAAGTATTTTAATTAATAGGCGTTGCTGCTCTCTATTAACTGCTCTTTGCTCAACCTGAAATTCTCTTTGATTTAACTTGATTTCGTTGATATTTTCTTCAATTGCTTCGAGCTTGGTGTCTCTGACAGCTAAAAGTTGATTAACACTTTCTTTGGTTACATGTTGTGTCGATGCAGTTTCGACTATTTCGATTGTTTTCTGAGTTTTACCGTAGGCCATAGATCCAGCAATTATTGCTAAAACTAAAACTACCATCGTTCCGTATGATATGCCTTTAGATAATTCTAAGCTCATATGATTCTACTTGTTAGATGAAGTAGTATGTAATTCTAGCACATAAAAAAGACCAGTGTTGATTCTGGTCTTTTTTTAATCGTTGTAACTAATTCAATTGCTTAACTTATATTCGGTAACTAACAACTAGCACTCGATCAAAGTTATTGTTCTGCATCACAGCCATTTTCGTTAGCTTAATCGAAGTATGGATGAATTCAGTGGCGCTCTCTAGTTTGTCCGGTTTCAGTTTATCCTGGTTTTCAATGTATGTTCCACGTGGAACAATCATATTATTTGCACTGTAAGCAATTTCTACTATTGCTTGAAATCCTGACTCTGTTACTTCAGAACCAGAATATCCAGCGTACTGTGCAAAGGATGGATCAGAATAAGCTTTGTAGCCAACATCTGAAGCTGAAACCGACATACAGAAAAGTAACGTTGTAGCAATCAATAAATACAATCTTGATTTTAACATGATGTTTCCTTTGTCGGTTGATTGAATGGCTCAAAGCCACGGTTAAATATACCTTTTACCCACTTTTTATACAAGAATGTTTTCCACTTCTTGCAATAGGGATCGTTAATGTGAGCATTTTGTTTAGATTGAGATCTGTTTCTTGTCCTCCTTTTCATATTAACATTAACTGAGGATTCATTTCTAAATACTCGTTTATTTCTTTGTGCCTTACTTGATGGTGTTTTCTGCATAACCAATTAACCTCAAGAGGTTCATTATAATCTTCATGATGAGCTTCAGACCTTATAGAACTGCAGACCTCACAAGGCTGCTTTATTAATTGACCTGATTTTATAGCCTGTTGCACTATCCTATGAACCTGCTTTTTGTCTTTGTTGCTTAACTGCCATTTAATTGTAGATAACTTTTGAGCTATAATGCTCTTGGTGGTCTTTTCATATCCAATCTTATACTCAGCATGACATTTTCTGCATCCAGGTTGTAGCCCATCATGCGTAGACTTGGCAAGGTTAAATTCAGTGATGTGCAATAGGTTCTTGCACATGCTGCAAATTTTAGTTGCTTGAGCCATTATCTAACCAATCATGTATTTAGGTGGAGTATTATAAATAATGTTCTGCTCTCTCCATAAATGAAGGCAGCTTTTATGGACATTAACATATTCACTTTTAGGTGGATGAAACTGAATAACACAATCTTCATCATCCCAAAACAAATCTTTGATTTTGCACATTTCGCCCCATGATGGACATCTTTTATTGTTTGGAAGTGATACAGAAACATGCTCCCATCCATCACCTTCTGAGGCTATAACAAATAATCCTGTTACTTTAAATGCTCCATTATTTCCATAGGACGAATCAGAAAACAATCTACCTGGTTTGGTTATTCGGTAATGCTCTGGTACTTTAAACATTTTAATTTTCCTTAAATAGTTCATCTTGTATCTGGAGCATCTTTTCAGCTTCTAGCTTTCTGATTTTTTGAAGCTGTTGAGAATATCGTCTATTGCATTCAGTTCTCATTTCAATAACTTGCCTTTTTAGTTTGGTTATTTCAACGTCCCGACTTTCAAAAACGTCCTGAACAATATTTTCAATCTGCGCATACTGACATCTAACTGAGTACTGAGCGCCAAGTTCAATATTAACACCATGCTTGGCAAGTAGTTTTATAGCCATTTCTTCTGCTAATTTAGTTTCCATTTTATTATCCTTGTTAAATATTTATATGAAATGACCCTCTGGCTGCAAAGTAACTGTTCGACTAGTTCAGTAACCCTTTTTACTTCAGCATTCGCCCTTAGTCTGGGAATCTTGAAGGTCGCCACATATAAATACTTTTAAAGCGTCCCTGATTGCTTTCATAATGCGCGAGTGTATGATCACCCTACAGGGAGGCTATTCTTGAAACGCTTACTCAGGCTTAGATTCTATTTTTACAATAAAATCACTTCCGTTGTGGTCAGAACTGTTAAGCATTGCCATGTCTTCGCCTTCAGCTACCCCGACAAAACCATAAGCCGACTGTAGCTTTCTTTTCGCGTATTCTTTAATATCTTCTAGAATTTCGTTTTTCATTGCTGTAGCTCCATTTATTAATTATGTTCTTTCACCTAGAAAGCCCCGACTAGCGAGGCTGTTTAATATTGCGCTAACAAATATTAAAAAGGTATTTCATCACGTTCAGCTTCCCATTCCTGGGCCCACTGGTTATGCCCATACACTTCGCCTGCTTCGTTAAATGGATTTTCACTTATTGAGTGTCCAGCATTATAAGCGACTCTTCCTAAAACAGGGACATTGTATTTATCGCCATAATGACTGTCTAATTCAACTAATGCCTTGCGTAGTAATTGACGTAAATCTTTCTTACCCCAAAATGTGACAGCTGCCGAATCATCGTCCCCTGGATGGTGCATAAACTTACCTTGAACCTGTGTGCCATCTGGCAATGTAACCGGTAAATACATATACATTCTTAAACCGGTAAACTTTCCGTCTGGTGTTGTTTTTTCGATTATTTCAATATCGGTTGATAATTCTTCTGCATAAATGTTAATTCTCATAATGTCTTCCTTAATATTCTTTAAATCAATCCACGCTCTTTCAAACCAGCTGACAATTCAGCATAAGCAAGTTTATCAATGCCCCATGCAGACTGCCAATCATCAACAAATTCAAGAAGAGGAATTAGTTCTAATGACGTGGTTTCTTCTTGATCAACAAATTTCATATCATCTTCAGGTTGCTCTGTAATTACCTCGGTAACTTTTTCAATAACTGTTTCAGTAGATAGATCATGCTTTTCAATAGTTTCCTTTAATTCAGCCTCTTCCCTAGCTATCCTGTCAGCTTGTTCCTGCTTTACTACTTCTGCTGCCTCAACCGTTTTTTGCTGATTTTCCATTGCTTCAAGTTGAGAGACAACAGTTTTCACAGCGTCCTTTGCTTCGCCTGTCATGTCTCCAAACGCCTCAGACGATATTTCAACATTTATAAGATTAGCGATTTTCATGCCAATATCTTCAGATGATTTACCAAACATAGTAGTAGGTATCATTTTCAGGCCGTTCAGCCGTTCAACAATAACCGCTTTCTTTTCAGATGCTGCTGTTTCTTCTGCTAATTTTTCTCGCTCAGCATCAACCGCCTCACGGTTTTTAGTTAATGATAGCAAGGCGTCCAACTTTCCAAGCGTTGATTTTTTAACATCCATAGCCTCATGAATTAACTCTTTATCGAAGTGATCAACTTCAATGAGATCAACCGATTCAATAATACGCGATATTTCTTGGCTTGATTTACCAATAGCAGAATCATAGAAGTTGGCAATATCTTTAATCTGTGCTAATTCTAAATCCAGTAGAGCTTGTTTTTCTTTAGCAGCTTTTTCAGCCTCTACTTTTCGCCTCTCATTTTCAGACTCAAAAGGAAGGGTAACAACATCGTAAATATTGCCAATGGTATCGATAACACCGTCTGAATAATTCTTCAACTCAGCGGTAACATCAAGCCGCCTTCGATTAATTGCCTCAACCAGTTTGTTTCTTTCTGTTCTGGTCTTTCTGGCTGCTTTAAATTCAGCGTCATTAGACATATCAACTTTTAGATCTTCAGGATACTTTACCCTTAGATCTTCAAGACCCTTTTTAGTGATCTCTTGCTCGAAAACCATTTCAACTAAATTATTCATATCTATCTCCGTGTTAATTCTGCTAATCGATTAGTGTAATATTTTTCCAGCACCCGAAGAAGATCAACAACATCAAGTCCCTTATCAATACACTTTTCAGTAATACCCTTTGCAAGGCGTTTTTTTGCTAGTTTTAATACTGATTCATTATCAGCACTCATAATTTCATCTGTTACAGCACGTTCAAGCCATCTTCTGATAGTCATTAAATCGGCTTCATCTTCTTTGTTTGAGTCTACTGTTAACTGAGACTTTCTTTTGTCCTTTGCTTCAGTAATTTTCATAACCAGGTCGCCACGCTTAAAAGAGTTGGCATATTTACATGCTATGGAAAAAGCAACTCGAAGAGCGATTAAATCAGTAGCATTTTTTATCTGCTCTATTAGAGCTTCACTTTTAACATTTGGAAGCGCCCATTCTGGCATTGGTGGAGGAAGCCATTCGAGTTTAATTCTATTAACTTTGGGTTTGGCTTTGTCTAGTGGTATTTCAATGTAAGTTGCAAATTCAGAAACATCCCACTTGCTATCTACAGGCGTACAATCAACGAACACAACCTCAAAGTGATAGAGATATCGAGCAATTCCTAGTTGCACTGCTGCTCGCTTAGATGCACCTGATAAACCACCCTTAAAGGGCTCAATAGCAGTCTCTTCAGCACCGTCCCATTTAGTAACCCGTTTATCACCATCAATAACAGTAATCCCACAAAGCCAGTTGTTAACCAGTTTATCTTTTTTAACTTTCTCACCATCAACCCACTCTGTGACAGTTATTAAAGATTGCCTAGCCTCTTTAAAGGCGTTTTCCCACCCGAATACACCAAAAACATCATCAAGTCGCTGTTCGACTGCTCTGCTAGTAATGTATGGAATAAGCATTACCCATGGCTTACTTTGGCTAGTCATGCCAGATTGTTGGACTCTCCATTTAACATCGGTGGATTCAAAAGGATCTGAAAGTAATTTCACGAAATCTTTGGTTTCTTTGCTCATTGTTCCACTACTCCATTATTAGTTAAATCTTTCTCATCATAAGTTAGGAAATCAGCACAACAACAAACTGATACATAAAAGCTAGAATAATTACCAACTTGTTCGATATCGCAATCACACTTGCATTCTAAACAGTAATGCTCTTTTTCTGGTGAACTCATCCATTCCACCACTCATGGCCTGCAATAATCCCTGCACCAATACACATAAACGTTACTATAGATATGGCACAAAGGAATAAAACAAAGTCGTAGGTTTTTTGATATTTCATAACTTTGGTAACTCCTTTAATAACCACCTTACTGTTGATTCATCTAGCAAGTGTAAAGCTTTAACATTAGATACATGTCTATCGTCATGGATAACCAGCAAATATTGACCATCAAAATCACCTGAATTTATTTTCTTTATTTCAATACGCTCGTTCTGAGAGTTGATTAAAGATGTTATAGGAATAGTCATAATTTAGTTACCTGACACCCAAGCTCAGTTTCATAGCCAGGACACCAATAATCCAATGCTCTCTTTGCTTCTTTTCTTGAAGTTGATTTAAAAGCTACTTCTGATGTGCATCCGTCTGAATATTCAAGAGTGAATTTATATCTACTTATTACTGGCAATATATCGCATCCGAATATTTTAGCGCCTGCCTGGTTTAAGTGATTTGTTATTGTTGTTTCTGCGTTGTTCATGTTAGCCGCCTTAATAGTCGAATATGCGTTGAGGTGGCATTGTGTTGTCAAACATAGGCGTATAAAACAATCCATCAACATCAACGTATGTTTTATCGTCTAATAACATTTTAAAGATCTCATTACCGCGCGTATCAATATGCTTTCCATTATATTGGCGAAACAATTTAGCGCCTAGTTCTCTTGATAAATTTAACATAGTAGAAAAAGATGCTTCAATAATGTCTTCCTGCTTTAGTGGCTCTTTATCTGTTCTACCGAATGGATGATCTTCAATTAAGTTATCGTTACACTTTATATGATAGCAAGTCATAAGATATGTCTTTCTTAGGAATTTACATTTTTTCATTATTCTTACCCCTTTATTAACTTACCCTACTAATATAAACTTATAGTTAATTTATGTCAAGCAACACTTGATAAAATAAATGAAATAGTTTAATATCGTTAAATATCTTAACATTGGAGTGTATGATGAATATAGGAAAGGCAATTAAAATAGCCCTTATTAATAATGATAAAAATCAAACATGGCTTGCCATTGAGCTTGATATATCAAGACAGGCTGTTAGTCAGTTATGCAGCAAAGAGAGCGCCCAGATTGAATTAATTGGAAAGGTGGCAGATAAATTTAAAATGCCAGTTGCTGATCTTATTGCCCTTGGTGAGTAGTAATGAAAATAAGAAATTGGGATAAATGGCAGACCTTTAGAAGAGATCGCGGCGCTCCTCCCTGGATAAAAATATACCGGAATTTGTTGAGCAATGAAGAATGGGTTTCTTTGTCTGATGCTGAAAAAGGCCAGTTAATATCTATGTGGATACTCGCTGCTGACAAAGAAGGTGCCATTCCTGACAATCCAGTGATGATCCAACGCATGTGCATGCTAGAAGATAAACCAAACCTTAGTAAATTCATAGAGTTAGGGTTCTTGTCAACCACTTGCCAACCACTTGCCAACCAAGAAACAGCTAGTTGTCTGCAAGTTGACTCACCAGAGGAGAGGAGAGTAGATAAGAGTAGAGTAGATAAGATCATACTGTTTGAGCGATTATGGACACTCTATGAAAAGAAGGGAAATGCAAAAACAAGTAGAGCCCGTTTTATTAAACTAAGAAATGCCGATATTGAAAAGCTATTGGTTCACTTACCATTATATATTAAATCAACACCGGACAAGCAATACAGAAAAGGATTTGAATCGTACATCACAAAAGAATGTTGGAACGATGAAATAATCACTAAAGATAGTAACGATTTGGACTTTAATAGCCTGGGATGGAGTGTACGGGATGAGTAATTCAAAAGAAATAACATACAGTGAAAAATCAAATGAAGTTGCTGTAGTTAATAGCAATCTTGAATCTGAAGCTGTTTTGAATATAGTGCTAATGAAATTGAAGGGTATTTTTCCTGCTTGGAGAAATGCTATTAAGTCACAAACTGAGTTAGATAATATTAAAAGAGAATGGCTAACTGCATTCATCGATAACAATATTAGAACTGACGATCAAATTAAAAAAGGCTTGAGCTTATGCAGAAAATCAACATCATCATTTATCCCATCATTGGGCCAGTTTATTGAATGGTGCAAAATACCATCTGGATTTGAGCATATTGAATTAACAAATCTTGGGAATGTGAAAAAGCTAACTCCTGAACAGGTATCTAAAAAGCTCAAAGATGATTGCCCATGGTATAAGCCAAACAAAGTAGCTGAACCTGAGCCCGAGAAATCAGAGAAACAAATACAGTATGAAGCAACAGGCAGTTACCACTATCAAAAACCAGAGTAAAGATGATGAAAACCTTAAATAGCAATGAATCTAAATATATCCATAAACTTCTAATGAAGGTTGCCAAAAGGATGGCTAAATTAGGTTTCGAGGGATGTAAGACTATTCCTAATGATTTAGATGATTATGATGTATTGGTTACAATTCGCGTAAAGGAAAAACAGAATGACAGTTCACAACATATTTAATCTATTTTTAATATTGGTAATGATTATATTTGTCACAACTTACTTTGAACGATTTGAAAGGATTGAAGTGATTTCTCATTATATATTCTTAGCCATTATGTCTGGTGTTTTAATATATTTATGTACGCGTAAACCAAAATAAGGATTGAATTATGAGTATTTTCGAACAGGGTCAAAGGGTTACCGCTATATTTTTTAATGATGAACAACTACACAGGGTAGGTGAAACTTGCGAATCTATAATTGTTAGCATGGAAAATGGGCAAATGGCGGAGGTTCCTTGGTTTGTCGTTACTGACAATATAGGCAAAGCAACAATGTGGAATGGTGCTTTACTTGAGGGCGTGGAATTGCTCCCTAAACCTCCAGAGGTAAGTAATGATGAAACCTAATATTACAGAGTGGTCAAATAATAAACTAACTAAAAGCATTGCTGAATTTATATATCCTGATGCGATAAAACTAGGTAATACAAATTGTTCTTGGGATGTGGACAAGGTGTGGGTTCTTTTGGAAGTTAGAAATGGATTTAATGTTGACTACTGCAACAACTGGAATCACTTAATTCCCTTAATGATTAAACATGACGTTTATTACCCAATAAGCAGTAAAGCCAATCAAATAGAGATGTGTATTGCGTTGTATACTGTGCTACTGGCTAAATCGGAGGAAGGATGATGGATGAAGAATTTTCAGCACGTTGGAAGAGTAATATAAAGCAACTAATCACAGAAGAAATAATGTGTAATTCTAACGGTGCAGGATTGGTTATGCCTTGGAGGATTACATTTCTTATACTATTACAAGTTGCTAAGACCGCGATAAGAATAGATGACCCTGAACTAAATAGATTGATGTGTGATTTATCTCTTTATACTGTTGCCGATGGCTACCATAAAGACTTCGATCAGAAAATCGTAACCGAAGTAGACAAACTATCGCATGAGTTTTTAGCGCAACTAAGGAAAGACAATGAGTGAATATTCAATATGCTGCACTTGTGGCACTAAATGGTTAACTGGACAAGATGGATCACATTCTTGCACTGAAAATCTTCAATCTGAAATAGCTGAACTGAAAGAACAGTTCACCGGAATATTCAATCTTTTAGGAATTGGCGAAAAAGTAAGAACAATAGGAGTGCTAAGGACATGTATAGAAAATGCAGTAAGACGCTCAGATTGCCTTGGTAGGGTTGAGTCAATTATGTCCTATAAAGAACTTGATGAAGATGGCAATGAGTGTTTGGAGTCGTTTCTTAATTGGGGTGAGTCACCAGATACCTATAAAAACACCTTTATTAAATCACTAGTCAAGCATGATGCTGAGGTTATTCGAGAGATGCTTAACAGTGAACCAAATATAACAAGACACAATGTTGAATACTATCTAAATAACCTGGATCAATAACAATGTCTAAAGTTATCTGTCCATACTGCAACAACCCTGCAAAACTAATGACCGGTGAGAAAATGTATCCACACAGGAAAGATTTATTTAGTAGATACTTCTGGCAATGCAAGCCCTGTAAAGCCCATGTAGGGTGTCACAGGACTAGCAGTCACCCAAACGGCAGAACAGGAACTAAACCGCTTGGTACACTAGCCACAGCTAATCTTAGGTATATGCGTTCAAGATGTCATAGGTTATTCGATCCACTTTGGCGAGATGGCAAGATAAGGCGCAGAAACGCTTATAAAATACTTGCTTGTAAGTTAGAGATAACAACTAAAGAATGTCACATATCTTGGTTTGATGAATCTATGTGCAAAAAAATGATTCAATTATATAAATAGGTGAATGTTATGAATAAATTAACTCTGAGCGATGAATGGAAAGAACCTACAGCAATGCTTCAAGCGTTTCATGAAGCTCTGAGGGGCCCACGAAAAGACAAAGGAAATCCACCTGTTACGATTGACTATGGAAACCTTAAAGTAGGGCAGGAAGTTACTGTAAAGCTCGGAAGGAAAGACCATGACTGAAGGTGAACAAATAATTAAGTTATTAAATGCCCTTAGTATTAGCGCAAACAAAAGTGCTAAAAAGTTCGAAGCTCTTGGCATGTCCCTAACTGTATTGCAATGGTCTGCTTATTCAGAAATACCCAAAGCGACCATTTCCGTCCGACTCTTACGAGGGTGGAATGTGGAGAGAGCCGTAACTCAAACGGCCACTTGTGGAAATAATCAATTTTTAATCTATTAAGGAATAATAATGACTGATTCTTGCCCATCACACAAATATGCGCTAAAGGTAGCTCTAGACCATACCAGGATAGTGTTTGCTGAAATGGATGGTTGCCTACCTGAAGAAGTTCCACCATTCCACCCAGGCGAAGAAGAGTTGGAATTTGATCAGAAGGATTTATTTAATGATTGAGTTATTAAATGTTAATTGCATGGATTACATGGCTATATGTGAAGACAATGAATTTGACTTGGCTATTGTTGATCCGCCTTATGGGACTGGTGAAGATTGGAAAAAATCATCAACCGGCGTTCATTTTAAGCATAATTCATCATATAAAAACAATTCTATTCCCCCTCGATGCTATTTTAATGAATTGTTTCGGGTGTCAATAAATCAAGTTATATGGGGCGGCAATTACTATACTAAGTTTTTGCGGCCGAGCAATAATTGGATTATATGGGATAAAAAAAGAGATGTGGATAAAACATTTATGTCTGAAGCTGAACTTGCGTGGACGAGCTTTAAAAAACCTATGAGGTTTTACCGTCAACAATGGAACGGCGCCGCAAAAGGTCAAGATTCAGGTATTAAAAAAATACATCCACACCAAAAGCCAGTGGATCTTTATAAATGGATTTTAAACAAGTACTCGAACCCTGAACAACGAATCCTAGACACTCACTTAGGTAGCGGTTCCAGCGCCATAGCAGCGCATTACTTTGATTGTGATTTTGTAGGTTGTGAATTAGACGAAGATTACTACAACGCCGCTAAAGAACGATTTGATAACGAAACCAAACAAAAGGCAATGTTCTAATGATTAGCAATCGAGATTTCGACTGGATAAAAAGCGAACTTGAAACCGGAAAAGTATGTGCCATAGTTGCCAACAAAACCATCCAAGCCCTAGAAAACCAACAACGGCACATATCTGAATTACAAGATCAATTGAAAAACTGTCAAAGTAAATGTCAATATTTAAGGTCTATAGCATGAAAATGGTAGTCAATTCAGAGCGAACACTTGAAGAGGCTCAGGGTAAATTAGCCAGAGAGTTTGATAAATATAAGTTCCTTTCTGTTAAGACCGATACTCAAAAACGGTCAATTATTTCAAACGCTCTACAATTCCATTGGTACAAAGAATTAGAGACTCAAGGAGATATGACAGCAAATGAGTATAGAAGATACTGCAAATACCACTTTGGTTGTGCGCTCAGGGCTGCTAGTGATGATTTCTTTGCTAATACGCTTAGAGATGTGTTTAATCAATATCCTTACGAGGACAGGCTTAAGATGATGGATTTCATTGATGTTACCAGCACATTTAACAGGCCGACAATGAGTGTTTATCTAAATGAAATTAAATTACACTTTACTAGTTTTGTTTTAACCAACTCCGATGATTTATGATATAGTCATTTTACGGCTGAGGGTTGCTCCTTTTATCAATTACACCGATTGACAGCCGTTTTAATCTTTTCTCGGTGATTAACTAAGGTGATAGTTATGGAAGAAGTTGTAGTCATATCAACAAAACGCATAAATAAAAGAACGATTGCCACTGCCATTTGCCCGACCTGTGAAGATGAATATGAAACAAGGTTAGATCATCTTGTCGCAAAAAAATATAAAACAGAATGCAAATCATGTTCTTGTAGAAGGAAGAATTTAAAACATGGAGAATCCGACTCTAAACTAAATAGAGTTTGGATATCAATGCGTAGCAGATGTCAAAGTAATACTGATGCAAACTATAAAAACTATGGTGGTAGAGGTATAAGTGTTTATGGTGGTTGGGATGATTTTTCTTTATTTAGAGAATGGTGCATTAATAACGGTTACCGAGAAGGATTAACAATCGATAGGGTTGATAATGATAAAAGGTATTCTCCTGATAATTGTAGATTTGTTGATAGGTTCACACAAAACCAAAACACCAGAAAGCTATCGATTAGAAATAAAACAGGGTATCGAGGTGTTTGTTATAACTCCAATGCTAAAAAATACATGGCAGAAGTTACAGCTTTTGGTAATAAATATTATTTAGGGTTGTTCGAAACTGCCTTAAGTGCAGCCAAAGAATATGATGATTTTGTTATTTTTAACGGCTTTGGGAATACACTTAATAATGTTTAATAAATTCAAAGATTGTGATGAATACACAGTAATCGTCCATAGAGGTGATGAAATACCCATATACGACAAGTTAAGGAGTTTCTTCTAGTGATTAAATACAGAACGATGAATAAAACTAAGGCCGATAGAATTAGAGAATTGTATTTCAATAAGTATTTCGCATACAAGCAGGGTGAACTGGCTACCATGTTCTTTATGTCTCAGAGTTCAATCAATCGAATTATAAATAATGAGGTTTGGTAATGAGAAACCCTGATGTGATCATAAATGGCAACTATCTCCAACGATGGTTTATTATTCCAAGAAATAGATTCTTCAATATCTATCTGCATTGCTTTACCGGTTCAGATGACGATAGGGCATTACATGATCATCCATGGTGGAGTTTATCATTTTTATTGAAAGGTGAACTAGTTGAACATAGTTTCAGCGGGAAAAAGCATATTTATAAATATCTGCCAGTTGTTAGATCAGCAAAATTCTCTCATAGGTTAGAATTAATTAAAGGCCCAGCTTGGACGATATTTATAACCGGCCCTAAAATTAGATCATGGGGATTTCATCATCCTGTTGATGGGTGGCTTCCATGGAGAAAATTTCTAGAGGGGTATGAAGATGAACGGTAAGCCAACAGCAGAACAAAAACTATTTCATCAATGGTGTAGGGATTACGGATGCATTTTAACCCATCAATCAAGTGCTTCAATTCACCATATACGTGGATCGAAATTAAAATTAAAAGGTTGTGTGAATCCTGGTGAATGGTATGTTTTGCCGATTTGTTTTTACTGGCATCAAGATTTATCTAATCCATCAGCAATACACACTAACAGAAAGCAGTTTGAAATATGGTGGAAAACAAACGAAAAGAATTTATGGCTTAATTTGATTATGGCTTATGAAAGCGAATTTGGATACAAACCATTACCTGAGCATGAATATCAAATAATAGTAGATAGGGCTTAAGGATGGTCACCGGAACCATTTATATATCTAGCAGCTGTATCACCAAAGAATGTAACAGTTGCACCATTATCAATAACACCAGATCCAGATGCTCCACCAGTTGCATCATTATTAGCACCAGCAACACCCCATGGGCCACTCGTTGAACCGTCAATACCATTATCCCCATCTGTTCCTGATGGTGGGATTTCAACATGTCCACCTTGACCACCTTTCCCTGGGTTAATTCCGTTACCACCATCGCCACCATCGCCACCAATACCTACAGGATTGCCATCTGTGAATATTCCATTAAACCCACCATCACCACCTGAAGGGGCGCGGATAAATCCATCAGCTGTAGGAAAAGCCGTTGATGGTGTTGCCCCACTAAAGTGAATATCAGTATCTATGCCTTGTGCATCATAAACAATTGCACCTGTTGAGCCATTATCAGCGGGGAAATCTATATCCCATGTAGAGCTTTCAAAGTCGAAAGATATACTTTGACCATTACCACCCCGACCGCCTTTTGATTGGAGATCAGCACCATTAGCAAGAATGATAATTATCTTACTAGCTGGATCAAAGTTACCAGCAACAATAGCCGCTAATCCGCTAGTGCTTCCAAGAACTGCAGCATCAAAAACAAAGGTCATTTCAACAGCATCAACCGGCGCACCGACATGAGTATGGAGATTTAGATTAAATATATTACCTGTGATGATAATTTCACTATCACCAAGGACAGGCTCATAACTCAAAGCTGTTACATTGTATACTCTGCCGACTCCTCCATAAGTTGGCTTAATGCTCATTATTTGAGCGCGACTTCCTGACTCTGTTGAACCATTAAAATCTACATCACCATTAGAAACTATATTGACTACATCACCAACATCGAAATTCAGCTTTCTTTCTTGTGTGTTCCACTTGTAACTATGGGGATTTACATTCCTGGAAACATACCGGTTAACTAATAAATCAGCAGAGTTCTTGGTCAGTAAAAATGAAGATTCAAATCGCTTTGTTTTTATCTCACCAAATGCACCAACCCCTTCGAGATCAGTTCTTTTAAATAATGATGCTTTCCTGAAATTCTCAACGCTATCATCTTTTGCCAGAAATCTTTTATCGTAGACAACCAGTGCCCTGGTGTATCTTAGGGTTTCTTCTTTCATTCTTCTGATGGTTTCAAAGTCTATTTCATTGCCTTCAGTGATTGTAATACTTGCTTCTTTCCATTGACTAACTGCAGATAATTTTATTTCACGGGCAACCGGATCAAACCACATATCCATGAGGAAATCACCTAGTACTCTTTTTAGAACTTCTAGTGTATCCAATGACTCAATCCACAAGGTATTGATTTTATCATTTGGATGCCAGTCTGCAATTTCAGCAGCCCAATCAGCAGTGGGAATAAATGAGGCATCAACACCAACATCAATCAAAACACGCGCTAGAAATATGTCGATATCTTCATTGTCCGACACATCACAAATAAATACTTCATCGCCACTTTCATGTGAATCAGTATCTGTCTTTGATAATGTATTGGTATAAGTTATATCGTTTCCTCTGGTGATAACGGTTAAATCATTGACAGAGATGCTGATTATCTTCATTAGCTCACTACCAATGCGGAAAGTACCTGCAACAGCAAACTTAGTGCCATCATTAACAGGAATTATTATGGCGGAGTCATTTATAGCAGCTGTTAATGTTGTCTCACTTGATGGAGGGAAAATAGTTTCATCTAGATTAACACGGCTTAACTCATCCTTAATTCGGATACCCCATTTATCACCGCCAAGATTATCAAAGGACTCAATAATATAATGTCTGGTTTCAGCGCCTGCCGCTAAATCCATACTTTCATCAGCTTCAAGCCGATAGTTTTTTATTCTTAGATCACGGTTGGTTAATATATTTCTAGCATCGAGCTTTGCCAAGAATGTACTTGAGGCTATAACTTCATCGGTTACTTCTGATGCATTAGGATTTGGATCGCCTTTAAAATCAACCATTGTGATCTGCCCACTGCCTCGGCTTGCTAATCCTGCTTGTGGGCTTAGTTTGGCTACAGTCTCATTAATGCTATCAATATTTCTAAAAATGCCACTCTCGGTTAACCCAGGAGCATCACTGGTAGTAAATTTATAAGTTCTTGTTCCTGTTATTGCGTCTTCACTTGATAATGGTGTGCCAAATCCCTCTACCGCAGAAAGATCACCGTTCCACCAACCATAATTAGATAGCCTTTGTTCATCGGTTATAGCTTTTAGGTAAATAGCGACTTCATCAACTTTTCCATTCCAAATGTTAGAACCTGATTCACCATCTGCACCAATAGTGAATATAGATGAAAAATCCTGACGCCAATCACCAGACCACGTTGAAACGTCAACAGATAAAACCTCAACGCCGTCTATTTCACATGTAAGCAAACCGGTTCCAGAAAAATCCATTCTAACCGAGAGGTAATGAGAATCGCCATTAGCAGTGACACCATCAGAGCTTAAATCACTACTTAATTCTGTTTCTCTATCGGTATTATCAAACTGAAATAAATCAAGAACTAGGACATTATTGTCTGCTGTATCGAGTCTTATTGCATACTCAATTGTGTTGGTCATTTTCCCAAGCAAGTGCATATTAAGAGTAGCTGTATCTATTGTAAAAGCACACTCAATTGTGAAGTCTGGACTTGTTAGACTTCCTGACTCAAACAATACAGCACCACTGTTTAAGTGATCGCTTATAACTTCATCGTTTGATATAGCACGATCAAAATATTGAGGCTCGTCAATAGTCGCTTCAAGATAATTAGCGGATTCAGTCCTTCCTATCTCAAAAGAAACTACATTTGTAAGGTTAAGAGCCTGTGTTTCTTCTTGTGCCTTGACCAAAGCACCATCTACATATATTTTTACATTAACTTCATCATACGTTAATACAATTCTATAAAAAATATCATCATCATAAGATAAGTCTGTTGTAACTGTAAAAATTGGAGTAGCTGATTCATCATAAGCGTTAAATCGTATCTTCCCTGCGGAAGTCATTATTAACTCCCATCCTTTAGAAGTTGCACCAGTACTTCTAAATGACCAAATACCTGCATAAGCAGATATAGACGGTATCTTAGCTGCGATTAATAAGGATATATTTGCTGCCCTATAAGAAGTTAATACTTGTGCAAATCCATATTGATTTATGCCATCAAATTCAACGCCTTCTTCTATCCAACCTGATATTAAGACAGTAGGTGAATTCCCAAACAATAGTGTTTTGTTGGATGTAAAAGTAGTGTCAAGAGCTCTAGCAGGAGTGGGATCGTCTCCACCAGCTACCTCGTCATTGAATGTCCAAGCCACTAAGAAGTCTATAGGTATAGCAGTTCCATTATCTGTAACTGGTGAATTATCAAAAATCTGCCTTGCTGAATCTCCATCAATATCTTTCGCTTGACCATCTACAAAGGTTGATAATGAAGAAACTGAATACCCTGCTGTATTTGCATTAGATTCATATTCTAGATCGCCATTACTCTTTTCATCGACTGCTATAATCCCGCTAGTTTCATCAAGCCGCCAATACCATTCAGGATCTGGATCTTCAATAGAGGCGCTAAAGTTTACATGTGATTCAACAATAGGGACATCAAACTCAACCACTGTAAAATGGTATTGACTGAATAAATCTCTTGATGCCTCAAATGTACTCATAATCCTGTGTAAGCCTTAAAGCCGATAGATAAACTATTTAGTGATCGGGTACTACTATGAGCCGAGGCAACATTGACGTTTAATTCATAACAAAGATAAGCTGATGGTGCAAAAGTTACACCAGCACCCGAATCAAATAATGAATCTCGTTCAAGTATAAAAAATGAATTCAAGGTAGCAAATTCAAGGAAAGTCTGCCATTCAGATTCACTAAATGATCTCGATGCATTTGGTATGTTTAATCTTCCGCTTGTAGCTACTTTCTTTCTAACCATGGCAATAGGCTCAACCTCTGAACTAAGGGTTGTTTTATTCTTAAAGTTACGCTCTAAATATTTACGTTTATATCCTGATTGTTCTCCGCTATTGGGAACGGTTAAAACTGCACCACCAGCAAGATATCTTACAATTGGAGCCTCATTGCCAGCACCATTAACAACAGTTACTATTAAATCGGTGAAGGTAGTTAGATCGAAATTAATTACTACTACTTGATTGGTATTAACTGTAATCCTTTTAATCTCAGTCACACCATCGTTAACAGCTACATAAGAAGTATTATCGGCATTGCCTTTAATGTTCAATCCTGCAACAGCAACATAAGTCATTGCAGCCCTGGCACCAAATGACATAACCAAAGTCGAACTTGAAGAACTGGTATAAAATACAGAAAAATCTGGATCGGTTATATTGGCAGCATCATCAGAACTAGCGCCCGTTGTAACAGAAGCTACTACATCAGCTAAAATATTGCTTTTAGTTATTATCATTATGTTCGCCTGTCTCTGTTATTTAATCCATTAGCTATAGCTTCCAGCACCTCATCACCATCAGCAGCTACAAATGTTATGGTGATATTTTGTTGACCGAGCTCACTTCTTTCAGTTAATTCAAGCGTAGAGGTTTCAATTTCTTCATCACTACCAGGAATAACCACAGTCGAACCACCACCGCCACCGGCTGATATAGAGCCGCCGCCCTTACCAGCACCTTTAAGGTTAGCAAGTTGCGCAAGACCCATAGCAGCAGCAGCAACACCTGAAGGAAGTCCCCATGGTATACCACCAGAGTTTTTAACTGAAGTCACTACATTTTGTGCGGTTTCAGCGACAATTATTCCAGCACCAATAGCCTTGTTATCATCAAAAAGCGTCTGATTTAAAATCTTGGCATTACCTATTAACTCCTCCTTGCCTTTTTCTTCAGCCTTATTAAGTGAATCTTTCAACTTACCAGCGGCTTTATCTTGTTTAGCTTTTTCTTTTGCTGCTGCTTTCTCAGCCTTATCGATTATCGCTTGCTTTTTATCAACTCTCTCTTGCTCAATAGCAGCAATTTCTTCAGAAAATCTTTGTTCTATTTCAAGTAATAAAGCCTTTCTTTCTTCTAAATCTGGCACAGCAGCATCAAGCAATTCTTTATCACGGGCCAGTTTATCAGCTAACAATTCTTCTTGTGTTTTTAAGCTATCAATTAATGCCTCTAGTTCTTTCTGAAGCTTTACATCAATAGGTGATTCTTTATCTGGATCATCATCATTTTCAGATGATCCTGTTATTCCTTCTGATAATCCGGCAGCAATTTCTTCGCCTTTTTCTTTACCTATCTCAAAGAAATCATCACCAAGCAATCCATTAATTGCCTCTCTTGATAAAGCAGCTCTTTCAGCTATTACAGCGTCCAGGGTATCCGTTCCATTAATAAAATCAGTAAAACCCGCCTGAGATATAGCGAGAAGATTACCAAGCCCCGTGGTAACAATATTAAAGGTGGCCGTAGATTTTTGAGCGAATAAAAGAACTGCATCAATACCAGCAATTAACTGTTCTGAATAATCAGCAATCAATTGTTTGCCTTGCGCACTGAATACAGACGTTGCCTTGCTTAAGGCTTGACCAACATCTGTTATTTTATTAAGATCTGTTTCATTAATTACAGCACCTAGATCGTTAAATTCACTTGTTAATCCATTGAGCTTTTTACCACCATCAACCAACAATGGGAGTAAATCGGTTGTATCAGACGCCATGCCTTCAAGTGCGAAACTCATTCTTTCAGTTGATACGCCAGCCGCTTCCATACGGTTAACCATTTCTTGAAGTACATCAGGGCCACTAAGTTTTTCAAATTCAACCGCCGCCTCTCTTGCTTCAATCGCACTTAATCCAATGACATCAGCAAAATCTTGAAATCCACCACCGCCTGTTGTTAGAAATTCACCAATTTTTTCGTTAGTGTCTTTGCCAATATCACCAAGTTTTTCCATCGAAATGCCAACGGTATTGGTAGCAAATGCTAGTGCTTGCATTCTTTCGACACTTTCGCCTGTTCGTGCAGCGGCTATTTTTACCTCTTTGGCAAACTCTGCTGCCTGGTTAATAGCCACGCCAATAGCAGCGGCCACAGCTGTAATGGCAACTGCTGCTGATGCTGCTGTTTGTTTGAAGTTAGCAAAGGATTCATCGGCTTTTTTGGTAGAGCCTTCGATGTTGTCAAGGTTTTTTTCAGTATTCTTTAAAGATTTATCAAGCCTGTCTGTTTCAGAATCCAGCACAATAATGAGTTTTTCAGTTGCCATTTAACCACTCCTTATTAGCGCCATTTTGGATTCTTTCGAAATTTAACATAACACTAATATCAATGTTAGTTGTTTTTTCTAGTTCAAATAAGTTATGCAATTCTACAAAGTCTAGCTGCCACGCTTCAGTAGGTGATATTTTTAGATCATTTACACATGATCTAAACCAATTCCAATATTCAAACTTAAAGGGCTTCAGTTTTCCTGATTGAGAGCCTTTGTATCCTTTTTTTTTACTGGAATGTTTTGCTCAAAATACTTGTTAACTTGAACCGCAATTCCCAACATAACCATAGGCCAAGGCTCACTTAGTTCATCGGTTCGATCGCTTGGCAGCCAACTAACTCTAAACATTCCGTCCCTGATTTCATCTAATGGAATCGACTTATTTTCTGTTCTAACTAATGCAAAAATTGCCTGTGCAGCAACTTCAAACTTAACAACTGCTAAAAATGCTGCAGTACGGGGCAGCAATGCAAGCCCCTTCGTATCCATCGAGGCTTCTATATACTTTAGAAGGATATATTGTAAATCCTCGCCAGTGGCGTCATAGAAAGCCTTACAAGCTGCAAGGCTAATCTTGAAAGGGTACGTTTTATAACAGAGTTTGATTTCCATTAGGTAATTGCATCTGTATGACTGATTGTGCTACTCGATAGGAAAGTAATCGATGTTGATACCTTGTCTCCATGAGGGATCGCGTCACTCAAGCCAGTAGGAACCATAGATGCACTAAATGATTCGTCTGTGGTAGCATCGCTTGTATATTCAACACTGTATGTTGCCTGAGTACCCGCTAAAGCATCGGCCCTGACTTGCCTGTAAACAGCATCATCATTATAGACAATAGTGCCTGATAACTGCAGCTGCTTACCTGCTAATTCGCCATCTAGCAATGTTACAAAATCACCTGCTGATTTATTACTTATATCAATAGGTGTGCCGTTGTGAGTGAGGGTTGCTTCCATTTGGCCAACAATCTCAGAGCCACCTTTTTTAATGATTACATTAGTGCCATTAATTTCGCCCGACATAATATTATTCTCCTATACTGCTGCTGTGTGAGTGATTATACCACTTGATAGCAGCGTAATTGATGTTGAAACTTTATCTCCATGAGGGATCGCGTCTGACATCCCGGATGGAACCATAGACGCACTCAGTGTTTCTTGAGTAGTTGCTGCACCCGTATAGGTCATTGTATAAGTATCCTGTGTACCTATTAATGCATCGGCTCGCATTGATCTGTAACGAGCATTGCTATTATAAACGATGGAACCTGTTATTTGCATTTGCTTGCCAGATAACTGACCATCTATTAATGTAATAAGATCGGAAAATGATTTATTACTAATGTCGATAGGGGTGCCGTTAATCGTTAAAGTCATTTCCATTTGGCCTACTATATCACCCGTACCATCTGATAGTATGACTGTTGTGCCGTTGATTTCGCGTGCCATGATCCTTTACCTCGATGTAAATGTTAAATAATTAATTGAGATATCACGTTTGTGCCAGCTTTCGTTCTCGCTGCCCTCATTAACTGTTGACGTTAGTATATCAACAACCTGTCCATTTAGCGAAGCTTGGCTGTTGTAACTGAATTCTGATAAAAGGCTATCAATGGTTGTTAATAAAGTCACATTGAAATCATCTGCATTCTTTTCAATAAATACGCTGATTTGAAAAATACCTTCTTGCTGATTTCTGCTGCCTGAATTCTTACCAAGCATTTCATCAGTAGCGGGTAGAAAATCAACGGCAAGCCAAAGCGTTTTCCCAGTAGGGTTAAACGATTTGTTTTCGAAGGAAATATCAGCAGATGGAACAATTTCAGAATTAATCAGTTTAGTTAATAGAGCATTTTGTGTATTTAGATAACTCATATTAGCTTAATCCTTTTCTGCATTCTCTTTAATGCCTTTCTAACCCATCCTTTAGGAGCAAGCCGACTGAATCCGCCGCTTGTTTTATCAGTGCTTTTTTTAGGAAAGCCACCGAACTCCAATACATTAATGTAAGGTAAGTTGTTAGAGAGAAATGTCTTTTTGCCTAACACCTGCCTAGGGATTTTATTTGCCTCGTTTGATGGGCTCGTACTCTGAGTCGTTTTATTACTTGGCGTGTCTTGGCTAAGAAACCAATTCGCCCTAACTCTACCCGTATCAACAGGAGTTCCTATAATTACTTCAGAAAACGTTTGTATATATTGAGCGCGTAGCAAATCGTTCTTTCTACTAACGAGATCAGCAATAGCCTTGCTTACTTTTTTGCGTCCGATTAATGGCATTACTTTTCCCTCACTTGAGAGATATAAGCAAGTACATCACTTGTTGGTGCCTTGGTGTCGGTTGCTACTACAATAAAATCAGTATCTCCTTGCCGGATAATATCGCCCTCAGTTATTTCAACATCCGAATTACTAACTAATTTTTTATCACCAGCCTTGATGTTTTCGTTAAATTCTTTTGTTAGATAAGATTGAAATATTGCATCAACTAACAGTATAGGTGTTTCATCAAAGACAGGTAGATCAATCGGAGTACTGCCACCGCCTGACCTAATCCTATCTATTTTGTATATTTTATCAGAATCAGTTGAACCAACAGCAGTAATGGCCTTTTTTAAACCAGCCTTAATTTTATCTCTAATGCTTGAAGCACTCATGCTCTGATCAACCGACTAGGATTTTTTAATAGGTTACTTAAATATGCATCAGCCTTTCTAGTTCTAATAGACTGAGAAGCACCACTTGAACCATATGTTTCAGAATAAACGCCTTGGACATTAAAGCCAGATAAATTATTAACAGTCTCATTAATCAAAACTTCTTCAGTCGATATCTGAAAAGCCAATTCCATCTGACCGTTTTTAAGTTCCTGGGGTATCGTATCAGAGGCTAAAATATAACCGTTCAAATCGACATTATATCGAGGAAAAGATAATAGCTGAGTCTGCGTGACTCGAATGCCTTTCCAACTCATTTCTAATGATGCAAGGTAGTCCATTGCCTTTATCAACAGCACCTCTCTGTCGTCCTCTGAGGAAGGGATGGTTTCATTTCTCGCGGTTGTATAGATAGTAAATTCAGTATCTGTCACATAGCTATTTGCATTGTCTACTTCTGAACCATCCTCAATAATTAATGTCATTATTCAATCCTTATGTGAAATTTAACCACACCATGTTTAATAGTTATACCAACAGTGTACCCCTTAGCTCTAATCATCGTCACCATTCTATCGCAATCAATCGTTGATGTATCAGGCTGTGTAACTTCACGACCATTAATATTATATTCAATATAAATATCATATCTTGGTGGACTTTCTATTATTGCCGCTGCAATCTCAGCCTGGATAGCGTTCATGATAGAACTATCGTAATCATAGTCTAATCGAGAATCAGCAATCGCTTTGTTGACTGAACTATCTTGTAATGCCATTATATTTGTACCTCATGTCCTTGACCTGCCAACCCAAATTCAGTAAGACTTGGTTCATCTAACTTATCCTGAATAACAACTTGTATTTCTTCAAATAAACTCCCATCAAGGCGTTGAACGACTCCAAAGTTTTCTTGTCCACCATAACCTAAACTCGATACAAATAACCTGACGCCATTGCCATTATTTGGTAAGAATTCATGGGCAAAAGATTTAGATACAAAATCACCATTGGTTTTGAAATTAATCAAATTAATAAAATCACCATCGGGACGTTTAAAACGAATAACAACACCATTTGTTAGTGCTGGTAATGTGCCAAATGTTCCGCTGTCCATATTAGCAGTGCCTTCCATTCTTAATATTATCTTAACAATGTCTCCAATCTGTGCAGGTTCAGGTGATATTGAAAACACTTGAGGCGTTACCGAGCCGTCCACCTTTAAATCATCTGATTTAATAGCAACCAGTGTACCGCCAGAGAATGCTGATACCATCGGGCTATCTATTTCAATTGTGTCATCAACAATACCCTTTACTCTTGCTTGGATAAAAGTTGATTCAGAACCAATTTCAATAATATTACCTAGAGATATTAAAGAGCCTTCACCAGTCGCCACATCGAAAAATCTACTATCCCTAGTATTCGCTCCATCAAGCGTTGTTGAATTAAGATCCTGAAGAAAGAGTAAATCTAGACTTTGTGTTGTTTGGTCTTGAACAAAGACGCCCAACGCAGTATTGCCACGAGCAGATGTTTCAAATGAAGCCTGCCAGAAGTCGAGAATATCACTCCATATACCTTGAACAACTGTTCTCGATTCTGGTACTGGCTTTAGGAATTTACCATTCATTAATTAATCTTCAGTGCCTTTGTCAAGCAGCGATTGAAGCTCGGCTTTATTATCGCCTGTATTGTAAACAATTCCAACTTCTTTTAATTGCTCTTGTAACCACGCTTTAGTGCCATGGTTAGAACCTTGGTTAGATTCATCAGCTTTAAATAATTCATGAACTGATCCATCGAAATCTGATTCGTTAATAACAACAGGGCCATTCTCGGTTTCAATAGTTACTGTCTCACATCGCATACCCATAATAATTTCCTTTAAATAGAAACAGGGCAATAAAGCCCCGTTTTCGTTGGTTTAGCTGAGTCGATATTAACCCAACAATATAGCTGAATGCTCAGTCTTGAAGTTTTGGAAACCCCAAGCGGCTGCAATCTCATAATGAACCTGTCTGTATTCTTTATACAGAGCAACTTCAAAACTAATACCAGAGCGCGGATCAGTAATCATCATTACATCAACCGCCATATCACCTTCTTCTGGTCTAGCTGGTGCGCGAGTAGCAAGTACTATTGCAGACCGGCTAAATGCCATGTTAGGGATATAATCAGCACCGATAGTCATAGCAACCGCTGAAGCTGCAATCGCTTCACGCAAACCAGGGGCAGCCAATGTGATAGCACCAGGAGCAGCAATTCCAACATCGATCACATACTTATTGGTATCACCAGCAAAAGTAACTACATCACCTTGGATGACAGTACCAGAACCAGTGATTAAGGTAATAACCGTATCACCTATAGCATAGCCGGCTGTATCGGTAGTATATGAAGTACCAGTACCATTTGTGAAGGTATTGATCTGAGCCGATTCACGTATTTGCATTCCATGAATATCTAACAACACGCCTTGGCGAAGCAAGGAAGCATCAGCCGCCTCATTAGCCTTAGTTAACTGTGTCAGAGTACGCATCTTGGCACCGGCAGTCGTATCAATCACTAACTGCATATCGGTTAAAGGAGCACCGTTATCTATTAAGATTTTACGGATGTTAGCGGTATCGGTAAGATCAGAAGCAAATGGAGTTGTACCAGCAGTACCAAAGGCTCGAGAAGTCAACTTGTGAAGTCCGGCTAAATCTGCTTCCATTTCATTGGTTATAGTTCTCATACCTTGCTCAAATTGATTGCCTAATATGCTTCTATATCCAGGCCCATGATTAACGCCTTTCTGTTCTTCGCCATTCCATCGAATAGGGACACCACGCGACTTGCTAATGGTAATAAACTTATTGCCAATAACTTGATCGCCAGTATTGGGTGGAAGCTGTCCTGGTACTATATCGGCAGCAGTCGCAGCAGGAGTGACAAAACTTCTCACCTTTTCACCAACAGCAGCACGAGCCACAGTTGCGTCAAGGGAAACTGAAGGAATGAAGCCTACAAGTTCTCTGGATACTACATCGAGGGCTGTGTATAGGTCGGGGATTAAATCGGTTAATGTATTGCTCATAATATTTGTCCTACAAATTAGTCTATTATTTTGCCGCCTGACTTAGTAAATTCCATCTTCTTAGATGCATCTAGATTGCCAAAGTCGGCTCTCGTTAAAACTTTACCTGTAGCACTGCCACTTTTACCACCAGGAGCACCGCTCCCAGATGACTGATTTCCTTTTAATAGTGAAATATATCGGCTATTATTTTTGAATTCAGTCTTTAAATCTTCGACAGTTGACACTGTTAACTGCCCGTTTATATCTAGTATCTTAACCTCATTATCACTAAACTTCAAACGCTTGGCAATATAGTCACTTAAAATAGCTGCGTTATCACCGTCAGCAAGCTCCATAGCGATTGTTTTAGCGATACTGCTTTCTTTATCTTTAGCTGTATTCAAGACCATGCCGTCAATATCGTTCTGCAACGATTCACGCGCTTGTTCACTAGAATGATAAAGTTGTTCAAAGTTTCCATCATCATGGGCTTTTTTATCAGCTTCAATACGGGCATCCTCTGCTATTTGTTTTGCAGCATTTTTAGCCTTTTTGGTTTCACCAAGCAATTCATCCATTTTAGCTTTCATGGATGTGTTATCGTTTGCCATTGTTTTGTTTTCTGCTTGAAGTTTTTCAAAAGCTTCTTTAGTGAATTCGTTATCGTCAGAACCACCTGAACCACCACCATCACCACCATCATCACCGGCTTTGTCTTGGAATATATACCTATTTTTATTTACAAACATTATCTTATCCTTTTTTGATCACTAATCATGCACCCTCAAGGCGCGTTATATTGGCACTTCTATATTAGCTTTGCCAAATGCTATTGGCTCCAAAGCTTGTAACTGCTCTAGAGTAAAATTTCGTCCTGTCTCATCCCTAAATCGGTCAATAGATAATCCACCTGTTCTAAATAACTTGGCTTTTTCTAACCCGTCTGGAAACTGAGAAAAATATTCATCTTGAAAATCGGCCGGTTGCCTTCTTAACCAACTATCAAATTTAGTCTTACTTGATGTAGTCCCTCTACCATCAGCTGCAATTTCTGGTCGTTTAGCACCCTGAGTGCCAATAGCAAATTCATCTTTAACCACTGGAACCCTAACACTTCGACAATTCCAATGAGCAGGAGGATATGGACCCCTACCAACGGGAAATATTCTACCATCACGACCAGCACAAATTAAAGTAGTATTACTATCTAATGTTGCAACCCATTCTTCACCCTTTAATAAAGCGGCATTCTGAGCGGATATAGTTGCCCTGGCCATACTTGAAGCATGATTAATACTGGTTCTTACTAAAGTATTTATTTGAGCTTTATGCTTAGAACTAAAAACAGTCGAAATATTCTTAGTGATCTGCTGAGTGGTTTGGCCTGTTAATATCCCGTCATTAATAACTAAGGTTAGATCCACCATCTTCCTATCTTTAAAGGAAATTATAGCTTCATTTAAGGTTAATGTATTGGCACCTATAGGAACATCCATACCCGACATCAAGACAGCTTGTTCTATCTGCGCTATATCTGGAGTGGATAAAATGACTTTAGAATTGCTCTGAATAACGCCCTGAGAAAATAAAGTTTCAGCTTCTGCAAAGACAAGCGCTTCCTCAGAAATAAAACTACCGATTTCAATAAATCCCCTATCGAGAAGAGTTTCAATATCGTTTAATAATATTGTTAATCTGCCTTGTTGGAAGTCCGTATCTGCATTAAGAAGTTTAATGATTAATTTAGCATACAGGGATTCGAGCATATTTTCTGCTCTCATAGCCTGACTGCCTGAAAATCTCTGGATAAATATTTGACGTCTGATTAAGGCATCTTCAATACTCATGGTTTAGTTAATCTTTCAACCTCTATTATTGCTTCCTCTAATTCTCCGCCATCATAATCACCCTCTTGAAATCCATCAAATTCAGTAGCCAATCTTCTAGCCGCCTGTTTCAGTGTTTGTTTTTCAAGTAACCTGTCATTTTCTTGCTTTGAGGGATTGCAATATTTACCTAACTTTATTAATTTTTCTCTTAACTGATGCCTATTAAAACTATTAAAGTTTTCAAGGATTGAATTTAACCTGCGCTTTATGTTTTTAGCTTCTGCTTTACTTATAGGTTTCATAATTTATCCTCACAAAGGATTGATGTTTAATTAGACTAAAGGGCTAATGTTTTCAAGTTCTTCATCGATATCATCATCTGTTCTATCAGGAGCGATTACATTACTTTTTCTCAATCCAGAACGCACATCAGACTTAGCAACAATACCTCTGTCAAGTAATTGAATATTAGCTATTATAAGTTGAGGGTTAACAGTGGCATCAAAGAACTGTCTATTGACCTCTAAAATATTGTCACCAGTAGCACCCATAAATTCCATAAGCCATTCAATAACCTGTAAAATAGCATCTTCAGCATTAGTTACCACCATGGCGAGCTTAGAGTTCTGACCTGAGAATCTAATTTTAACTGCTTCGACTGTTTCAGTACCACTAGCATCGACAATGATTTTAGCACCTATTTTTATCATCTGTTCTTCTTTTATCTCCATTCCCTTTGAAGGCATCTGATTAGGTGATGCTTGCAATAACTCTGCCGAGGCATCTGATGGCAATAGCAGAGCAGCACGGGATCCAATCATAATCCCATCTTTTAAAACTTCCTTTACCCATGTTTCTGTCAAGCCACTTATCACAGGCCAAGGTTGACCGACCATAAAACTGGACTCTTCGTAATCAGCACTGTTTCGATAATGAGATATATTAATTTCTGACAGATCATATAACACTGGTTTTTGTGGTGTTGGTACGTTAGCTTCTGACCCTGCAAATACAAAAGGAATAATGTTCCACGTGGAACCATCTGACTTTCTAGGAACAATGTCAGGATCAGGCTCTAGATTTTCATCAGCAAAAAAGATTAGCTTATCGTCCTCGTTATATATATTCTGCTTATAGACTCCATCAGTATCTAGAAATAGCACTCGATGAAATGTCAATTCCTCTGAAGAAAAACCGTCTGGGCTTTCTTTGCATACGATTTCAGCCAATACGACTTGAGTTAGAGTAGTTACGCCATCGATAACACTTTCAGTCCAGTTAATAATTGACTCTCTAGGATACTGCTTTGCTGTTGCTACGAGGTGGCTAGTCTGTGCCTGGGTGAGCCCTTCCTTGGTAATAGGAAAATCAGCCAATAGACCATAACCTCCGGCAATTAATAATTCACTAATAGTTTTATTGATCAGTTGCTTCAATTTCATACCAGCGCCATTGACGTTAGCTACCAGATAATCCACGCCTTCAACTAAATCAATTTCAGCTTTTCTACGGTTAATCATACCCATAAATCCGTCTTTGGTTGCAGCAGTAAAATTAACAAAATTAGCCCGTTGTAAATAAGCCCTGTAGCGGTCTTGGTTTTCGATACTCTCATCACCTGGATTTGGTGGGGGTAGATACCTCGACCCAGCAATATTATGGATGCCTGTTCTATTTGAATTGGTGGTATTGGTATTTGTGCTTCTTCTCGACTTGATAGCATCTGAGCCTTCAACACAATCTCTGACTTTTTCTATTCTGCTGATCATCGGGGCATATAGCTTGTGCGTATCTGATACTGGCATTGTCTTTTACCTTATCTTGCAAACCTGGTAATGAGTTTAGTCACCGGTTTGATTATCGGGTAATCATACGCTATGAAATAGCCACCAGCATCATTAGTATGATCATTATCGTGCTTTTTATCTGGTTCACCAGCATCATTCCATGCCTGCTGTTCAAGATTGTCGGCGTATGTGGGACATCTATCGACATTTACCAGATATTTTCGAATGTCTTTATTATCGCAAAAAAGTTGATTCATTGCCAATACGCGATCTTTAACGAATGGATTCTTTTTATTAGCTATCACACTAAACCCAGCTTGCTCTAATAAACTGATGTCTGTCTTACTGGCATTTACTGATTTTCTTGAGTCACCAGAGGCATCAGGATAGATTCTAATAGTGGCTTTTTGATACCGTTGTTGGATGATGGTTATCATTTCAGGAGTATCATAAGCATTGATTATTTCATCTACTGCTATGGGGTTACCTTTACGCTTTACATGGATAATAGCGGCCATTTTACCTACGTTGAAATCCATACCAATAAAGACCGGTTCCTCGCCATTCCATATTTCATCTGAATTATTCTTCTTTCTATCGAAATTATTATAGACCGTTCCTGTTTTGAGGTTAACGAATAACCCCATTACATAGGCTGCCACCAACTCTACAGGGTATGTCTCAAGCAAAGAATCAATATAATCATCAGGTAGATATTTTTCGTTTTCATAGGATGAGGCTTGCACCATTGAATAAGATGCTTTTGGATCTTTCTTGAATGTCTCATAGACGAACAAGAATCCCTCTGGTGTGGTGGTAACCCCTATGCCATTTTCAACACCGTCTATCTTGAGCCTCATACGTGCAATTATTTTAATCCACGCTAGGTTAGCTTTATCTTTTGGTAAAACATCTATCTCATCGACTAATGCACGCGCTATTTTAAATCCAATAATTGAGCCTGGGTTATCCATTGAACGGCAAATTACTGTCCCATAGTAACGGCCATTCCGGTATACGTGGCATTCTTTATTGCTTACTTTTATATCAACAGTAAAACCGAGCAGGTGACAGGCTTCTTCAAAGGTTGGATAAAAAATATCTCTAATAGCAGAATATGAAGGCGCGAAATATCCCTGTACAGTTCCAGGATGTAAGGAAAAGAAGTTAAGTAAATCGAGGCACCCGACAAACGTCTTGCCACTATTATGATGAATGAACCCATTTTCACAAACGTAATTATTGGTATCTAATACTTGCATATCATAGTATGGTGACTCTTCCTCTACCTTAACCCCGATAACTTCAATAGGTGATAATGATGAATGTTCGTCAAGAGAATATTGCTCAACATTGTAATGGTGTTCTAACGTCTCAACAGATAGCCGTTCTTTCTGGTGATAGCAAGAAGTATGTCCAACGAACAATGCTGCAATTTGATCTCCCAAGAAGGCGAAAAGGTTCAGCTTATGGATCGTTGAATGCTTCCTATAAAGGCGGTAGGCGAATCGATAGAGACGGTTATGTTTTAGTTTCAGCGCCAATTGAGCACCCAAGCGCGAGAATGAGAAAGAACCGTAAAACAGGGGTAATGCTTGAACATCGCCTAATAATGGAACAGGAACTTTGTCGTTTTCTGACTGACCTAGAAATTGTTGACCATATAGACGGGCTTCGCTTGCATAACCACCCAAGCAATCTTCGTTTATTTTCGTGTAATGCTGAACATCTAAAGGCAACGATAACAGGTCAGATCCCTTCATGGAGCAAAGAAGGTCTTCAGCGCATGAACTCAAACAGTCACCAACGCGAAGCTGGTCGATCCGTAAATACTTATGGTCGGATGAAAAAATCCGGTGATGCGCGCTTGATACAAATTCTCCATGCGTTGTTGAGACTCGGTAAAGATTCGCCCTACCTTTTGGGAACGAGCCGCCACTTAAAGAAAGCTGGAATTTTTGATTTCTCTGATTCCATGATAAAACTCGCATTGGTCGATGTATATCGGAAATACGAATAAGACCATGTTCTGTGAATATTTTGGTGTCAGGGTGAAGACATCCATAGCCGCCCACATATGCCCTGTATTTGGTATTTAATCCGTTCAGGAATATATTTTGTGGTGCACTAAGACTTGGCATTAGTTACTGTGATTTCTTTCTTGGGCTCTGCAACAGTGTAAATGATTTCGAGAGGCTCTACGTTTTCAGTGTCCCTCGGATTATCATCTGTGTCCCTAAGCTTTAAATCCCTGGCAATAATATTAGGATTTAACAGTTCTGCTGCTGCTCCTGTAAACTTTTGATTGTATATAATTTCATCTGCGCGCGTAGTGACGTCCATTAAATCTTTATTTTTCCGATACTTTCCCCATGTTGTTGGACACACATCGATGTAGATACAAAGCCCTGATATAGTCATTGCTCGCATCTTTGACACTTCACAGGAAGTTACAGTTCCCTGATAATGAAATAGTTTTTCTTCTTTGAGGGGATTATCTTCTATCCAGTTGAAATACTCTACACAGGCGTTCCATAGGATATGAGGTTTTGTGAATGTTGGTTTTCTACCATGAGTACTTCGCGCTTTCCAAAAGCGGTTCCCTTTAGTGGCCGGGCACATTACAAGTACCTCATATTTGTTTTGTTCTTGTTTTGCCCTGACAACATAGCGCCTAAGGTAGTACGTTTAATTACTTCTTTTTTGGCTGCTTCTGTAAGACTGTAATAAACTGCTCCTGTTTTATCGTTAATCACCTGTTTACAGTTAACTGGAGGCATTCCTTTGGTGAGGGCATTCCCTTTCATTCTATCGCTCATTTTTTTTCTTGTTTTAAGGGAGAATTTTCTGCCGATCATTTTTAGCCTTTGCTTCTCTGGCATCTTCCTTCCCATCCTGGACTTGCTCATTTTAGCTTTAGCTGCTGCGCTCGCTTTTTTCCCTGTGTTGGAACGTGCTATTTTTTCTCTGGTTTCATTAGAAAGCCTTCCAGACTTATCTCCATAGCCTGTTATTTTGCAATTGAGCCCTACTTTAGATGTCACTTTATATTTATTCTGCCAGAATCTCTCCTTTTCATTCAGAGTGCATTCATTGTCACAATGTTCAATTAATTCGAACTTGTGGTTTTCTACTCCATATTTTAGAAAAGAGTTGTATAGCCTTGGCTGGCCATCACAGTGCATTCCTCTGTATTTTGCGAAACGTGAAAATATATCTACCGATTGACCGATATAAATACGTTTGCTTGGAGAAGTAATGCTATAGATCCCTTGATTTTTTTTCGGTGCTGCCATAAATGAACCTTACACAGTAATTGCAATACACAGTATCGCTTATTCATTAAATATTGCTTAAATACTAATTATCGACTAAATAAAGTAAACGGTGCCGATCTTCCTGCTAAATTCTTTGGTGTGCCATCGATATATATTCCGTAGACAGTCCAATTGTCACCGCTAGGGGTGAATAATCCAGCCTCGGATTCATATTCCCAATACTTGTTTGCAAAGAATGTTTGCTCTACACCATCAACCGTTGCCGTTGCATCTACCGTTGGGGCTGTTACTCCATCGACAGAGGATTTAGTGATTTGCGAACCATCGGTTTTAGTAAATACTAAACTCAGTTCAGTATTTCCAGAGAGATCGAAATCTGAATTAACTCGGATTATTTTTCCTACATCGTCTTCTTTAATGCTCATGCTGAATCCTCGCAAATTATGCTATTAAATCCCTCGGCAGTGGTTAGGATACCATTGAATGCTTCAATTAGGTTAATTTCGCTTTGCATTCCTTCAATAGTTATTACTCCTTGAAATGCTTCTACACAATCTGGACTTGGTACAACACCGGCAACCGTGATTGATTGAGCAATATTAGTTTCAACAACCTGACCGACCTCAATAGATACTGCACCGGTGACAGGTGTAATAGCCTGGGCTATATTTGTTTCAATTACCTGAAGTACTGTAACAGCTATTCCTTGCAAGGCTGTCACGGGTTGGGCTGTGTTAAGTTCTGATACTTGGTTAACTGATATTGAAACACCGCCCACATCGACAGTGACAGGCTGTGCAGTATTATTCTCAACGACTTGAGTAACCAGTATTAAAGCGCCCCCAGTGTCCACTGTGACAGCATTAGCGGTGTTATTTTCCACAACTTGGTTAACTGGAACGTCAAGATTACCCGCTAATGCTGTAACAATTTGAGCCGTATTTGTTTCAACTACCTGACCGACTTCTATAACTAAAGCGTTTAACGGTGTAATGGGTTGTGCTATGTCGGTTTCAGTGACTTGACCAACTAGAATAGAAACAGCGCCAATACCGACAACGATGGCCTGGGCTATGTTTGTCTCAACAACTTGTGTTACTGGTATTGTCTGTCCTGCGTCTGCCTCTGGTATAAAATATGTTGGTAATTGCTTGGGTTTTAATATTGTCCGCCAGAAATCACTATTAGATTTGAATATCTCTGATGCTGATAACTTTCTTCTCCAAATAGCAACACCAAATATACTGCCTGTCCAATGATTATCTGGTGAGCCAACCCTACCCAGCGCGCCCAGAGTAAATTGGTTTACTAAATCCCAGTTTGAGGGGGTTACATCGTTTGTTGCTGCAAATATACCATCTATATATATATCTACAGTAGCGCCATATTTCACAATAGTAAATATATGCGGAAGGCCATCATTTATAGTTACCCCTCCACTAAACTGATTACCACTATTATTCTGCGACCTTACAAAAGCTGTTCCTGTTGCGCCTCCTTGAAAATATACAACAGGAGTATCAGAAGCACTCGATCCAAATCCAGTAGCAAATCCAGAGCTGCTAGTTGTTTGGAAAACCCATGATATTGTTAAGTCACCATTACATATGTCAGCAAAGGGTGATTTAAAACTACCAGTGAACTGAGTTGCTTCATCACTACCATTGTAGTCTACCTTACGACCCCGACCACCGATTGAATTTGTAGGTGAGTTTACAGGTACGCCGATATTACCAGATACAACATCAATAAACGTATTACCAACAGGCAGTAAAATCGCATCTAAGCCCTTACCAAGACCGCTGAAATCTGCATTAACAACAGACGCCTTAGGGTTTGGCTTTGATTTTTTAAAGCTAGGGTGAAACCTTTTGGGCAGTATTATCAGCCCCATGATTATGCAGCTTTTGGACCAGCAGTTTTATCTGTATAGTGTATATCCCAACCGGCATCAATACTTTGTCCAGTTAAATTTTCGATAAACGGAATATACTCTTGTCCTGATTTAATGTTCTCTAAAGAAATATCAAGAGGTGAAAATTGATTTGTGGCTATATCCTTCAAGAAGAAAGTCCCAACATATACATGTGGAAAATTAGCACTAGGTTCTTCCGCATCATTAGTGGATACAATATTTAACGGTTGTAGAAATAGATTAACCGATGCACCAACATCTAAAGCAGCGGCTCCGTCAGCTTCGAGTACTACACTGGCCTGATCCACATCGCTACTAATTGTTACAGTCGATGTATCGCTTGCTATTGAAAATGCACCATCCGCAACGGCCGAGCTTGATGTGCCAAGGGCTGCTTGTGTCCCAAATTTATCAATTCGGTCATTAGTATCAATACTCATTAGATTACTCCTGCATGACGTTTTTGCATCGCATTTTGAACATGTCCTGGTTTAAGCCCTGAAAAATTAAGAGACTCGACATCACCAATTGTTTTCATCTGATTAATGAACGCGGTGGTAAATCCATGAGCACCTGATAGGCTTGCAATTTTTGACCTGAATTTTGAATCCTTTACATTGATCCCTTCAGAGTTAAAAGCATCATCAACCCATTGGGCTAATTTGTTATCAGCAATCGCTGATAGTATGTTGGTCTGTAATTTGTCAGCCACATCGAAACCACTTAACTGAGCAATACCCTTATAGGTAACGAGGACTTTCGATGGTACTGTTAAGGTAGTTAAATCTTTAATAGCATCAAAGGCAGCTTGAACGGTTATATCATCCATGAATTTGCCATTACCCATTGCAGCTTGACCCTGTCTGTCTATGTATGTATATTCTTTATTTAGCTCAACCATACAGGCATCACTCTCTGCTTGTGGTATGGCATCTGCAATTTCTTTGTAATTTACCATTCCTATTCTCCTAATTATTTTTTCTGGATATATAATTTTACTGCCAATTGCTGATGGATCGCTCTCTACTCCTTCAGAGGTAAGAGCTGTAACTGTGAAATACCAAATGCCCTCTGTTAAATCGTTAATGGTTACTGAAGTTGTTGGGTCACCTTCTTCTTCGATATAAATATACTCAGTTAAGTTATCAGGGTCTTGACCATATTCTACAATGTATCCAACTAGATCCGTCAGCGGTGAACCGTCAGTATTTTCAGTCGGATCAGTCCAACTTACTGTAGCCGTATCCACTTTACTGCGCTCTGAATATACCGTTAACACCAATCTGCATGGTAATGTCACCGCCGTTCGGCGTTACCACAAAATCCTGCCATATCCATGGAACAATGTCAGAATCAGCACCCCCTGTGGAATCAGCATCATAGGCTGTTAACATATCTGTCCAAGAATCACCCGCCTCAATAGCGGTAAATACTTGGTCGGGTATATCCAAATCGACTCTATCATTCGTATCATCAGGCGCAAATGCAACAATATCAGAATCATCTAATATTTTTCTTGCGTAGTTAGT